AAAAAACCTAGAACATTGGTTTTTATTCATTCAAACAAATAAATAAAATGTCTACAAATAGTAAAAGATGAAAATAGAGTTATTGATTTTTGGAATTACAGCATTTTTAATTTATAATACTTATCACGACGGAAAATACACAAAAGTAATAATGTCTTGGAAAAAATATTTTCAAATGGGATTTTTTGCATTAGCTGGGGTAAGTATTTATTTATTAATGAAACGCAATCCTGCCCAATGTAAAAATATGTTAATGCACGCAAACAATGTTGTAAAGTATATGCCAATTGATAGGTCTAGCCTTGACATGATAAATCCAATTCTCGACTTTACGGCTGGTTCGTCAAATCAAGGATTTATGGAATCATTTACGGGAGAAAATGATGATGATTTAAGGAATAGTAGTAGTTTTGGATTAGGAGGATTATTAGGAGGAATGGGAATCCCCGCAGGAGAGAAACGTTTATTGAGTTCCGGAAAAAGTACAAAACGATCTGTTAGTGAAACTAAAAAGAAATATATTGCGTCTCAGCAAGAGTGGTGTTGTGGGCATTGTAAAAATAAATTGAATGCTTGGTTTGAAGTTGACCATATTACCAGACTTGAACATGGAGGAACAAATGAAGTTGATAATTTGGTTGCCTTATGTAGAGATTGTCACGGAAAAAAAACCGCTATGGAAAATATGTAATTATTTTTTGTATTATTATATATAAAAAATGAAAACAAACTATATTACAAATCAGTCTAGCGAGATTTTTTCAAAAAGGCTAAGCTATATTGGGTTTCTTGTAGTTTTTTTTATTCTCATAGTAGTTCTTGCAATATATAACCCTTTCAAAATATTTTCAGACTATTTGTATGTTACTTTACCCATAATTCTATTTTTTCTAGCCCTTATAATTTCAATGTTGTTTTTATATAGTAGAAATCCGGCAGATTTGACTCCACTAAACCAAAACGCCAGCAATTGGTTATTGAAATTTCTTGCTATATTTATTCAGTTTGGAACATTTGCTGGTTTTATTTATTGGACAATTACTGCGCTAGGTCTTACGTCATTTAAAGATGTAAAGGAGAATACAAATGGAATGCGAACGGCAGCTTATTTCAATGTTTTAACGATTACAATTATTTTTCTCATAACTATTTTTAGTTTTGGCGCAGAGCAAAAGTATACAAAAATAATATTAGCGTTTCTTTTTTGCTTGTTCTTTGGGTTATATATATTTTTAGGATCAGATGCAAGGAAATACGTATTATGTTTAATTATATCTCTTTATTGTGCAATCTGTTTAGGATTCGTATTTTTTACGAGTAATCCAAAAAATTTTTTGATAAAAACAATGAATGAACAAGCATTAAATAATTATTTCTTGAAAGCTCTCATGTTTCTTTTTGGTTGTGGTGTATCTGCGGGTTTTATTTATTGGATTGTAACTACTATAGGCGGGTTAGATAGTTCGTCAAGTATTACATCGCTAATATTAAATCTTTTGATTGTTGCTACTATACTTGCACTTGCATATAAAACATTTATATCGGGTTCCATCATTAGGTCATCACCATTGCTAAGACTTTTAATTAGCATAATATTTTATATTCCTTGCATATTTGTTAATATTTTTGAATATTTAGCTACGCCATTTGGGGGAGGATTCAAGTTACCTTCTTTCTCTCTAAAAGATGAATATGCGAACACAACAAAAGGATCGTTTTTTCTCTTAATTTTTGCAATTCTTTTGCTGGCAATATATTTTACAATGCCGTATATTAAAAATAAAAGCGTTCTCCAAGGGGGAACACAATTTATAAATGAACCCGTTTTTTCTAACTCTCAGCGAATACTAGCGTCATATAAAAAATTAAATGGTTCAGATGATTTCAATTATCAATATGCAATTTCTTTTTGGTTTTACATTGACTCCGCATCACCGAGTACGAATTCCAGTTACTTAAAATATATTTCGCTACTTAACTATGGTAATAAACCTAACATCAAGTATAATGGGCAACTTAATACATTAATGGTTGTAGAAGACTTAAAAGGAGGTCCGCAATCATCCTTTCCTGATTTTAAAATTAATACCGATGATGTTGATGAAAATGGTATGCGTATAATTTATAAAAAGGGTGGAATAATGTTACAAAAGTGGAATAATATTATAATTAACTATACTGGTGGAACTTTGGATGTGTTTTACAATGGCGAATTAGTAAAATCGTCAGTTGAAGTAATACCTTATATGAAATTAGATAATTTGACTATTGGCGACGACAATGGTATACATGGCGGAATATGCAACGTAGTGTACTTTAATAAAGCATTGAATGCTGCGCAAATTTATTATATTTATAACTCTGTAAAAAATAAAACGCCCCCATCACTTTATGAATCAAACTTTAATATTTTACAGGACCAGTTCAACCTTGCTGGTGAAGGAGACCAAATTGTAAACTCTAAAATTAACTCTGGTATTCAATCTGGCGTTAGTTCGGTTAAGTCTAGTTTTAATTCTGTTCAATCAAATTTAGAAAAACAAGTTCAATCATTAAAATCAAATGCGCAATCAAATTTAGAAACAATTCAATCTATTACATTTAAATCGCCACCTTCTTCATCTATTCCATCCATTCCCTCTATTCCCTCTATTCCCTCTATTCCCTCTATTCCATCTATTCCATCTATTCCAAAAGGCTCTTTTTCATCTTCATCTTCATCTTCATCTAATTATGAATCTCAAATACCAGATAAATACAAGTCTCAAATCCCTGACAAATATAAATCCCAAGTGCCTTCGCAATCACCTTCGCAAAAACTTTCTCAGCCGCCATCACAATCTCAACTACCACCAGATTATCAATCGCAAATACCTCCAGATTATCAATCACAAATACCGCCAAGGTATCAATCACAAATTCCTCCTGGTTATTAAACGTAGTATTGTAGCGGGGAACCCAGGTTTAACGAAGTAGCCCCCGCTCGCCCCCTCCTGCCCTTCGGGAAGGAAAAGACCTTATCATTTTCAATAACAACATTTATTTATTGAAAATTAACATTTTTAAACTAGGTTCTCGGTGGATGAAGCTATAATATTGCATTAACAAAAAATTTAACTTTGTAAAATTGGTTTTTGAAATAGTGAATATTAGGCGATTGTTAAATTATGGTTTCATTAAATAAAATAATATATTTTTAAGAAAATTTCTAAATCTATATTATATTATGGAGGTAAGAGGTATTCTAATGATCATTTTAATGCTTGTGTTTCTTTACATTGTCATTAAAGTAATTTATTCGACTACAGCGCCATTATCGTTTATTCAAGACGGAACCACTATGACAACAATCCAACCTAAAAGCTTAACTGGCGGTTCAAATGGTGCAAATGCGGGAAATTTCACTTATTCAGTTTGGTTTTACGTAAACGATTGGAATTACCGATACGGAGAACCCAAAGTGATTTTTGGTAGAATGGGTGCGCCAAGTACTTCTAGTAAAAGTTCAATTCCAGGAGTAAGTGGCACCGACCCATGCCCATCGGTTGTTTTAGGAGCAATGCAAAATAATCTTTCTATTTCATTGGCTTGTTATCCTGGAACAAACACTGGAAGTTCCACTTCAAAAACAACTAACCCTGCTCCCGCGGCGTCTACTGCAACAACAAAAACTAATCCTGCACCCGCGGCAACTTCAACATCGTCTTCTACAAGTAGGGCTACTTCTGGTGTAGCGGCTGCAGCTAGTAATTTATATTCAAATTTAGGTTCTAGTGCATCTGGCATTAGCAAAAACTTTGGTTCTTTGTTTTCAAATCTAGAACCTTTTGCCTCAATGACTGCTAATTCAACTCTTCATACCTGCAACGTTTCAAATGTTCCCGTACAAAAATGGGTAAATTTATTAATCAGTGTTTATGGCAGAACACTTGACGTCTATATTGACGGAAAATTAGTAAAAACTTGTTTATTGCCTGGTATTGCAAAAATTAATAATACTGCGCCAATTTATCTTACACCATCGGGTGGATTCGCAGGATGGACTTCTAAATTACAATACTGGCCCAATGCAACAGACCCACAAACCGCTTGGAATATTTATGCGCAAGGTTATGGTGGTTCTAACATGTTTGGACAATACAAAGTTAAGGTTGCACTTTATAATGGAGACGCCGAGCAAAACAGCTTGACAATATAAATTTAATTTAGCAATAAAACTTACATGTATATAAAAATAATAATATTCTTCTGTTTTTCTTATAATATATATATAAGATGAATAATTCTAGTTCCGTATATAATTCTTTCTCTGTTAAACCCAGTGGTTCTTCAGGGTTTAAAGAATTTGTAGAGTCTAATAGTTTAGTAGCAAAATTTGCATTTTTATTATTAGTTTTATTTGGGTTTATAATTGCACTACGTTTAGGAATTACTATTCTTTCATACTTTTTAACTCATAGCACTTCTCCTCACCTGCTCGATGGTATGGTTGATGGAAAACATTTACTTATTTTTCCCCAAGACCCCAGCGCAAGTGGGTCAAAAACAATTGCACGTTCAGTGAACGCGCAAAATGGGATTGAATTTACATGGTCGACATGGGTTTTTATTGATGATTTGCAATATAATAGTGGCAAATATAAACACATATTTCACAAAGGGAATGATAATTTAGCTAGCAATGGATTAAATTTCCCTAACAATGCGCCTGGACTTTATATTGCGCCAAATACAAATGCTTTTGTTATTATAATGAATACATATGATACAATAAATGAAGAAATAACAATTCCAAACATTCCGATTAACAAATGGGTTAACGTAATTATTAGATGCCAAAACAAAACGCTTGATGTTTACATAAATGGAACAATTGCTAGAAGCGCACAACTAATTGGTGTCCCCAAGCAAAATTATGGAAATGTTTTCATTGGAATGAATGGAGGATTTTCGGGATATGTTTCCAACTTATGGTATTTTAACTATGCTTTAGGAACTGCAGCTATTCAAAATATTGTTCAAAATGGTCCAAATAAAACACTGACTAGTCCAGGTTCTAGTGCGGTTACCATGAAAAATCCTAATTATTTGTCAATGAGATGGTATTTTTACGGAACCCAGGATCAGTTTAATCCTTAATACTACATCATTTAAAAAAAGCTTCATGAAGTAAGTAACAAATTAAAAATTTAATGTGCTAGAAATTCAATGTGCTAAAAATTTAAAAAATACATCTTTGACTTTTCAAAGATGTATTTTTTAAAAAGGACTTATATATATGTCCTGTTTGGGACCCGGATATAATCCTAATCCCCCTAGAGCGTGGTCCAGGGTTCAAAATAATTGCACGTATCCATTAGCCAATGAAAGTGTAACGACTGCATATATTCCTGCTCTGAAAAAGAATATTCCTTTAGCACGTGTTTCACACGAGCTATCTATGATAAACAAAGGAAACGTTCTTCAATACAAATCTAATAGTGCAAATATTACAAAGTCGCAAAAATACTCACTAATTGCAAAAGGCGCCTGGAATAGAAAAAAGGCATGGGCTACACAAACGCAGTCATATACAAATCCAAATACAAATAGTTTCCAACGGGTCAACTATCCTAATATTATTAATGTTGACCCAAATACAATAGAACAATTGCCTCAGTTATGCAATGGGCATTCAATACCAGACGGAGGAAATCTAAATGGCCGTTTAATAGTTAACCAATGCACAGGAAAAGTTATTCAGCATTTCAAAAGTGTTAATTGTTTTCCTACATCTTCGTCAGACGTTCCTGGAAAAATTATTAATTTGTGTTATAACGACAACATGCAGACGTGGTATCCTAAAACGCGTTATTATATGAGCAATAGTTCGAATAAATTTCCTGAAGGCTACAAAGGATTTGTTTCGGCAAATGCAATTCCTAGTGCAAATAAAGTTTTATAATTTAAAACTTTTACGCGCGTAAGTTAGGGTTTACACATAAGTCTTGTGATGGAAAAATACTTCCTGACATGCAGGTGTCAGATTCGTTCACTTTTGCACAGCTTCTTATTCCGCGGTCTTCACCTATATAACACCATCCAGATTTACTAGAAGTTTTGTTTTGTTGAATTGCGCTACTCGTATCATCTTCATGATAGTTTGTTTTTTCCTTATGCGCACTTTCTTCTGGTTGTGTAGCGTTTAATGCTTTGAATAATGTTGTTTTTTGAGAAGAATCATTATCTTGTTTTAAATCATGGATGTTAACAGGTTCTATTTTTTGTTCAGGTAGGGCAGGACTATTATAAGTATCTGGCATACCTAATAACTCTCTTATTTTTGCAGTAACGTTGCTAAAAAAACCACCAAAAGGGTCGTTTTCTTTTGCTAGATACATATATAAACTAAATCCTAAAAATGTGATTATTAATATTAAAATTAGCCAACCATACCAAGGAATGTTTCCTAAAAATGAACTACTTGACTCTCCTTCAAAGTTTTTCGCGCTATTAATATCTGCCTCAAAATTATTTGTTTTAAGAGAATCTAATATTGAAACAGACGTTCCATCCATTATTATAATAAAAATATATATTTAAAAATTTTATTATAAACAACACATCAATTTACTGACTAAAAAATTAGCGGGGAACCCAGGTTTAACTACGTTGCCACCCGCTCGCCCCCTCCTTGCCCTTCGGGAAGGAAAGATCCTTACCATTTTCAATGACAACCTTTATTTATTAAAAAGTATCATTTTCAATCCAGGCTCCCGCTGGATAACGCTATAAAAAATCAATCTATTGCCCAAAAATTCATTTAAATGTGTACAGATAAAGAAACTGATTTAAATCTCCTAAAATTTCGTCTCGAATATTAAAAAGGTCGCTGTTTGACATCAAGTTCATAGCTTTATTTTTATTCAAATTTACTAAATAATATTTATATTCTTCTATTACTTTTTTGAACTCCTCTGGAGTTTTCATATCAAATAACCTTATGTTTTTAACACCAAGCAAATCAGTTCTATTTTGCGCTTTGCCAAGCAAAATTTCGACAAACTTATCTACGTTTTCTCCTAGTTTAGAATATAGCTCATCAGTAGCTTTATGCGTTGCATAACTATAGGTTTTCCAGTGATATAATTTTATTGTGTTCAACATTTCTAAGAATTTGACTACTATTTCTCGCTCAAAGTTTTCTAATAAGCCATGCACATTTCTTATTGTTCCTCCTTTTCGTTTTCTTATCAAAATGCTATTTTTTTTTGTTAATCTTGGCATATATATTAATGACAGAATTAAAATTTATAAACGCGGAACATAACTCTCTCCAAAAGTATTCATTTTTTCTAATTTTGCAATTGTTTTTTCTAAATTAGATTTTTCAACATTAGTGAACAAGTAGTCTGTGTTTGGCGACTTTTCATTTTGTTTTATTTGTTTGTATATCAAGTCTATTTTTTTAGTAATATTCAAAATTTTATCTTTAGTTTCCGTTTTTACTATTTCGTCAGTCAAAATTAAAGGCTCTGTTAATAATGAAACTGCAAAATAAACAAGGTATCGTCTTTTTTTAAAGCAACCGCTATTATAACGCAGTGTAAATAAATTTAATATGCTTTTCATGATTTTTTTTATTAAAGGATTGTGGTAGTTCTCAGAAAATACCATGAATGCATCCCAAATTATCCAAATAATTTCTTTTTGAAACTTTGCCTCGACTGGAATTGTCGCCCTTCTTTCGCAAATACATTTTTCCTTTCTAGATTTACATATAGTTTCAAACTCCATTATCCATTCAATCCAATAGCACGCTTGAAGTGTATTTTTACCTTCATTTGACAAGTTGTATGCTAACTCATTAAGGGCAATGTATAGTTCTTTCGGGTCTTCTGGTTTAAAAATTGACTCAGCAAAGCTAACATTTGGTGCTTTGAACCTGTCTGTCATTTGAGTCATATCAAAGTCTGTTTTCTTTATTTTTATATCATCAAAACTATGTTTTCTATTTGTTTCGCATAGAATGCATATGACTTCACAAAAAAGTTTTCTTATTTTGTCACTATTTCGCATGCGAATTTCATCTTTTAAATATCCATTATTTAATATCTCTTTAAAGTTATTTATTCTTAACTCTAAATAAATTGCTAGTTTAGGGTTTCCTAAATGAATGTGTTTACTATAAAAAAATATAATTGTTTCCCAAACATCCTTAAAATGACCCGCACAAATTAGTTCTGCACTCCAATAACATGCTGGCTCAATTTTTGAGTTTATTAAACTATTTAGAAACTCATTTTTTGCATCAGCTTTTTTGAACTCTGAGAATGTTTTTCCTTTGAAATGACTAGGTTCTCTTATATCATTTATTTCAGATTCGGACATTATTATATATATTAAAATTTTATACAAAAAAAATCACAACAATACATATAGAATGAAAATTGATAATCCACTAACATCTATTAAAAATCTTTATAATAAGTCTTCAAATTGGGGTAAAATTCTTTTCCTGGTTTTATTATTGTTGTTAGTTATAGCAATTTTCAAACCAATGCATAAACGTGAAGGATTTGAACAGCAAGAAAAATTTATAATAAAAAATAATGTTGACCTTTACGATGACTTTTACGCAAACATTTATGACGAACTTGTCTTTAATAACTTGAAAGATGATTATGAAGTAGGAGAAATTATTAATAAAACAGATGTTACATCGCAGAGTATTATTTTAGATATTGGATCTGGAACAGGACATCATGTCGCAAAATTGAAAGAAAAAGGATATAATGCAATTGGTGTGGACAAATCAGAAAGTATGGTGGATGCCGCTTCAGAAAAATACCCCAACTATAAATTTTCTGAGGGGGATGTTTTAAATTCATCTTTATTTAACCCAAACTCTTTTACTCATATTTTGGCACTTTACTTTACTATTTATTACATGAAAGACAAGAATTTATTTTTTAAGAATTGCATGAACTGGTTGATGCCTGGAGGCTATTTAGTGATTCATTTAGTTGAACGAGATAATTTTGACCCTATTTTACCTCCTGGAAATCCGTTTTTAATCGTATCTCCTCAAAAATATGCTAAGGAAAGAATTACAAATACTAAACTGATATTTAATAACATGGAATATGTAAGTAACTTTTCGCTTAACTCTAATAATAATGTTGCTACTTTTGAGGAAAAATTCAAACATAAAGATACTGGAAAAATTAGAAAAAATGAACATACACTTTACATGGAATCTGATAATGATATTTTAACTATGGCACAAAATAATGGATTTATTATCGAAGGAAAAATAGACTTGCTTGCAATTGCATACGAATACCAATATTTATACATTCTTGTAAAACCAACATAATAATCCGTATTATTTTTATCATTTTAAAAATATTTTATTATATGTGGAATCAATCTTACTATCCATATATAATATTTTCAATTTTGATCAGCGTCTTTTTAATATATATTTTTATTCGCCTCAGATATGGTTTTTGGTTTTATCAACCAGTTTTTCATTTTTACGATTTAAAATACTATTTTTTCCCCCCAGGAATTATAAACCATAGTTTACCGGAAAAAAATAAGTACACTAACTTTACAAATATAGACACAATTTCTTTTGAAAAGGTGTCTGATTTAAAAATGAATCAATTTATCAACTTCATTCAACTTCATTATTTGCAAAACAAATATAACCAGTTCCTACCTAAAAAAGAGAATATAGTTCCTTATTTTTCTAATTTAAACGCCCCCGTATTTTTTTCATTTTATTATGAAGACATACTTTTAAATGATTCTAAAACTAACGAACCTATACGCGATAAGGAAATTGTTAGCGTGACAACAGGGAAACCTTTGCACGTTAAAATAAATAATGGATCTGCGGATTCACAATTTTACGCTTATTATGTAGATTACTTATGCGTTTCTGGCGACTATAGGAAAAAAGGAATTGCGTCTATGATGATTCAAACACATCATTATAATCAAAGTCATCTAAATAAAGACATATCAGTATCGCTCTTTAAGAGAGAAGGCGAGCTAACAGGAATTGTCCCTCTATGTGTATTTTCCACATATGGATTTTCTATGAAACTATGGAATAGACCGGATGCATTGCCGCCAAATTTAAATGTGTTGGAATGCACGGCATCTAACTTTCATTTTTTAGTTGACTTTTTGAAAGAA